CGAACAAATCGCTACCGCAACCCCAAGAGCCCAGCAAGCTCTCGAAGAAAGAGCCATCCAGTTTGCCTTAGCTGGTAATGATCGACTCCTTCAGAAGATTCTATCAGCTAAGAAGCCAGAATATCGTGAACGAGTTCAGATGGACGTAAATGTCACCCAGCAATTAACAGATGAGCAACTAAATGCCCGACTTGCCCGCTACATTAACCGACTTAGACCTCAAATCACTGTCATCGAAGGAGAAATTACAGCTTCTAGAGACGTTGGAGGAGATCGACCGTCGGAAGAGTCGTCGGAGCATCGACAGTTACTTCAGCACACCGGAAGTTCGGGCTAGTTATCCTAAGCAGATTCAGTTTTTCAGGCTTGGGGCCCAGTTTAACGAAAGATTGTTAGCTGGCGGTAACCGATCTGGTAAATCTCTGGCAGGTGGATACGAAATGTCCCTCCATTTGACAGGGGAATATCCAGATTGGTGGGAAGGTAAGAAGTTCTACGAGCCAGTAATGGCTTGGACAGCAGGAGATACAGCCCAATCAGTCCGAAACATCATGCAGAGACTATTATTGGGACCTCCGGGGGATATAGAGGCCCAAGGAACAGGACTAATACCGGGAGACTTGATTGTACGCACCACACCCAAGCACGGTATTGCGGACGCTGTGGAATCTATTTTTGTTAGGCATGTCTCTGGCGGTACCTCTACCATTCAATTCAAGTCTTTCGACCAAGGACGAGAAGTTTTTCAAGGAACGTCACAGCACGTCATTCATCTTGATGAAGAATGCCCTATGGAGATTTACACAGAGTGCTTACTCCGTACTCTTACGGTCCATGGTATCATTTATGTTACTGCTACACCGCTTCTTGGATTGACGGATTTGATGCTAGCCTTCATGCCAGAGTACGTACCTGAGCCTGAAGAGGTTAGAGTACAGTAATGGCCCGAGCTTGCGTCTTTGTTGAGTGGGAAGATGTTCCGCATCTGGACCCACAATTAAAGAAGGATATATTAGCTGGTATCCCACCTTGGCAGAGAGATTCTCGTACCAAAGGAATTCCGCAACTTGGGCCCGGTGCGATCTATCAAGTTCCCGAGAGTGAGGTAAGTGTAGATGGTTTTGAAATACCCAAATTCTGGCCCCGGTGTTTTGGAATGGACGTTGGATGGAATCGTACCGCTGTGGTATGGGCCGCCATCGACCGTGATACCAGTACAGTATATATTTACGACGAATACTATCGAGGACAGGCAGAACCGTCCGTTCACGCAGCCGCCATTAAGGCCCGTGGAGCATGGATACCCGGAGCAATTGATCCTGCCTCTAGAGGACGAATGCAGACCGACGGAGCCAGACTCCTCGAAATGTACCAAGACCTCGGACTCGACCTAACTATAGCCGAGAATGCTAGAGAAGCTGGTATATATAAAGTTTGGGAAAGACTATCCCAAAACACCCTAAAGATTTTCAAATCCTGTACCAACACAATGCATGAGTATAGGATTTATCGCAGAGACGAGAAAGGCCAAGTCGTCAAAAAGAATGACCACCTTATGGATGCTATGCGATACCTAATTATGACTGGTCTGGACTATGCCAAAGTTGAGCCTAAGTATAAAGACGGTCATCCATGGTTTTACTATCCAATCCCTTTGGTTTGGAGTGATTAACCGATGAGGAAATATGACGACTAGTATAGTGATTAAGAATACGAGCATGGGGAATACCCTCCGAATCCGAATGCAGGACTACGACCCTAAGCACTCCAAATGGAATGATGCTAAGGTTGATGGATTTATTCCTCCGAACCAGTCCCTTGAGGTCTGGGTTAAAGATAAGACTCGCCGTGCACTTATTGAAGAACTGCCTACATAAAATGGCTAAACAGCGATGGCTAATTGCCTGTGAATATTCAGGCAGAGTTAGAGATGCTATTATTGCTTTAGGCCATGAGGCCTTAAGTTGTGACTTAGAACCAAGTGAAACGGTGGGTCCTCATTACCAAGGTGATGTTTTAGAAATTCTTGATGCTGGATGGGACGGGAGGATTGCTCATCCCCCCTGTACTTATTTTACAGTGTCAGGTTCTCGTTGGTTATTTGAAGATTGTACGAAAACAACAAAAGAAGAAAGATGGGAATTACTAGAGCAAAGTAGAAAATTTTTTCTTAAACTTTGGAATTGTAATATTCCAAAAATTGCAATTGAAAATCCAACTCCCCATAAACATGCCCAATTACCTCCTTATACCCAAGCTATACAGCCTTGGTGGTTTGGAGACAAAGCATCTAAAAGGACATGCCTTTGGTTAAAAAATCTTTATCCTCTTGAAAAAACTTCGGATTTAGAACCTCCCAAACCTTTAACTAAAGAATGGCAAATTATACATTATGAGCCTCCAGGACCAAATCAAAGTAAGAATAGATCAAGGACTTTTCTCGGTGTGGCCTCAGCAATGGCATCTCAATGGCTGATAACGAGTCCCTGACTCCGCCGAATTTAAAACCTCCCACAGATGCTGAACGGAGAATCAATCCGGATCAGGATGAACTCATTGACAAGGAACAACTCCTTTCAAGAATTAAGCTGAGATATGAGGATGGAGTTGGGGCTTGGGAAGAGAATCGGAGGATGCACTCCGAGGACCTTAATTTCGTATACAACTCAGAAAGTATGGGTCAATGGGACCCAGTTGTACTAGAGGCCCGTAGAGGTAAGCCTTGCTATACCTTCAATCGAGTCCTTCAGCCCTGCAATATTGTGGTTGCCGATATGCGGCAGACCAAACCTGCTGGCAAGGTTCGTCCCACCAACCAATCTGCGTCAGAGGCTACGGCTGAGGTTTTAGGCGGTTTAGTTCGGAGTATCGAGGATGAGTCTAGAGCCGATCCAATCTATAAGAACCAGTACAAGTTCGCAGTGGCTGGAGGCTTTGGGGCGTGGAGACTCGTACCTGAATGGGCAGAGGAGGATTCCTTCGATCAGGTTCTCCGGATTAAGGACATACCTAATCCGCAGACCGTTATCTGGGACCCTGAATGTTCAGATGCCTGTGGTGCAGATGCAATGTGGTGTCTTATCGGAGAGCGGATCAGTAAAGAGAAATACAATTCTCTTTATCCTGATGCAGAAGAATCTCCAGTAAGCTTCCATATCTCCCGAGATTCCTATGGATGGTTTACTGATAAGGAAGTCCGTGTAGTTGAGTACATGGAACGTATTCCTTACGAAAAGACTATTGCCATGCTCTCAGATGGTCGGATTATCGACTATACTCCAGAGGAAGATAAGCTAGAGAAAGAGCTAGCGGCCTCCACTATAGATGGCCCACACAAACCTGCCCGAGTTGTGCGTAAGCGCAAGGTACTTAAGTGGAGAGTAATGTGGGTTAAGGCTGATGGTGGACAGATTCTAGAGGGACCTATCTTCTACGATTGGAAGAGGATTCCAGTTGTCCGGGTTCCGGGTCGGTACATCAATATTGAGGGTCGAAAGAAGTTCCAGTCCTTGGTTCGTCACGCCAAGGATGCCCAACGTAATTACAATAGCCGCGTCAACGATATGATTGAGCGGTCTATTCTTACTCCTAAGGCACCGTATCTTGTTACTGAAACGATGGTTAAAGGCTACGAGGACGTATGGTCACAGGCCAATACAGCCTCAAGACCGTATCTCCCATATAATGTGGACCCGAAGGCTGAGGCAGTTGGCGGAGCCCCACAGAGAACGCCCCCTATTGACTTTCCCCAAGCATCGCTGGCCCTAGCCCAGAGTGCTGCTCAGGATATTCAGGCTACTACCGGATTTTTCGATCCAGCCTTAGGAAATGCTGAGGATATGAACCGGGTCAGTGGGAAGGCCCTTGTGCAGCATACTCGTAGGTCCGATCTAGGTTCCTTCGAGTTCATGGATGGCTTCGGGGATGCCTTGCAGCTTACTTGGGAAATGGCTATCGACATGATTCCCACCATCTACGACTCAGCTAGAGTTGTTCGTATCATCGGTAACGATGGTATTGAAAAGATGGTCAATATTAACTCTGCTGATCCTAAGAGTGGAGATATTATCCACGACCTTAAGGTTGGGTCTTATAGCTGCAAGGTAACGATTGGTCCTGCCTTCCAGACTGCTCGTCAGGAGACCTTGGATACTCTTATCGATTTTGCAGAGGCTCTCCCGCAAGCTGCTCCGGTCATTGCTGACCTTCTGGCTAAGAATCTGGATTCCCCAGATGCCGATGAGCTTGCCCGTAGGCTTCGTATCCCACTGATTCATCAAGGTATAATCCAACCCACAGAGCAGGAACAGCAATCCTTACCTCCGCCGCCTCCGCCTAATCCTCTCCAGCAAGCTGAGCTTGCAAGGGAACAAGCATTGGCTAAGAGGGATGCCGCTCAGGCTCTGATTGCTCAGAGTAAGGCTAAGTTGGCCCCAGTTGAGGCCCATAAGTTGATTAATGAGACGGCTGGTAAGCATCTGGAGAATCTTAAGACGCAGGCTGAATTGAATCAGATGCAAGGTGAAGCTCAGACAAATGCAATCTCGTCTCAGATGGATTTGGCTCATCAAGCCGTAAGCCATGCTCAGGACCTCCATCATAACAACATGGAACATCACCTGAATCTAGCTTCTCAGTTAGCCTCCACCCGACAGAGCCTGCAACATGGACAGGAAGATCATCTAATGAATCTTGCCCATAAGCACGTAGAGCATAAACACGAATTACACAAAACACATCAGGAACATCAGGAGAAATTGGCTCACACCAAAGCAAGCAATAAGCAAAAACGTGAAATAGAAAAAGAAATGGGCGCAGCCAAGGTTAAAGCGACTGCTACCAAACCAGCACCTAAGAAAGAATAACGTAATCGCGGCAACGAATAGCCGTGTAAGAGGACATATATGGCGTTTAGTAGAGAAGACCTCAAGACCTATGAGGCAAAGAAATTTGAACCAGCTCCCGATAGTTTTGACCCCTTTAATCCAGCAGATGCTCCGGCTAATCCCGCAGAGCCTGCTGCTCCAGCAGCCGAGCAGGTTGCATCAGAACCAGTCTCCGTCAAGACTGAGGCTGATCCGCTAGCTAGCGATACAAGCGTTGACGGTTCTCAGGTCGAACAACCGGCAGAAGCGACCGCTGCCCCGGCTGAAGAGGCCGTGTCCGCTGATTCCGACAGCGATACGCAGAGTGCAGAAGCTGATGGAGCCGAACGGTCTCCACGGCGCAACGATGCTCGGGAGAGGATTGAGGAACTTGTGTCTGAGCGCAACGCGCTTCGCAAGTACGGGGAATATCTCCTTGAAACGGTTAAACAGCTTCAGGCACAGCCTGCTGCTGCTAAGCCAGCGGCTGCCGCCCCGCAGGCGGATAAGGAGGACCCAGCCCCAACTCTAGAACAGTTTGACTTTGACCCCGCTAAGTTTGCTCAGGCCCAGAATGAATGGGTTAATAAGCAGATTCAGAAGGGTATAGATCAAGCGGTACAGAAACTTCAGACTCAGAATGAAGTTGCTACCATTCGTGCTAACTTTGCAGCCAGATCAGAGCAGTTCAAGAAGTCCAAAGCAGACTTTGATGTAGTGCTCTCGAATCCTGCCCTGCCTCCGTTGCATGAAACTGCTGCTGCCTTGGTTCTACGTTCTGTAAATGGTCCAGCTATTGCCTATCACCTTGCTAAGAATCCGGATTTGGCGGTGAGAGTAGCTAGGATGGACCCAGAACAGCAAAGATTGGCTGTAGCTAGGATTGAGGGGCAGGTTACTGCAGCGCCCAGTGCTGCTCCAGCACCCAAGCCCGCAAATCCTCAGAGAACCGTTTCGCAAGCTCCGGCTCCTTTCAAGCCAGTTGAATCTGGCACTGCAATCTCCAAGAAACCAGAGAATTTAATGTCTATGGATGAATGGGTAGCGCAGGATAGGGCCCGGAAAATCGCAGAGAAAGAAGCGCGTCGCAAGATGCGCCAAGCTATGCGCTAATGATTTAAAGGCTAGTTATAGATGACTACTAATTCACTTCTAACGGCACAGTGGGTAGCGAGAAAAGCTCTCGTCCTGCTCCATGCCAAGTCAAATATGACTGGTCGCACTAATCGAGATTACCAGAGTCTGCTCCCCGGTCCTATTCAGGGTGTGATTCTTGGTCAGGTCTTGAGCATCCGTCTGCCTTACCAGTATGTTGGTCGCAAGGGTGCGGCAATGAATGCGGAGAATAGCGTACAGCGTTATGCTCAGCTTTCGGTTGCTAACCAGCGTGGCGTGGATATTAACTTTACGTCCGTTGAACGTGCGATGCAGTTGAATAACTTTGAGGAACAGGTGCTTGAGCCCGCAATTGCTAAAGTGGCCGCCCTCATTGAAATCGATGTTTGTGCTCTTGTTAATCAGGTTCCGAAGTTCGTAGGTTCTTATAATACCTCCGTTAACTACGGTACTGTCCTGCAGGCTGAGCGGTTCCTCACGGAAGCTCTCGCGCCTGAAGATGATCGGCGTACGTTGACTGCGAATCCGCAGGCTTCGTATGAGTTTATCTTGGATAACAAGGGACTCTTTAACCCAGAATCGACTATTTCCGATCAGTGGTTGGAAGGTGTGATCGCGGACAAGGCAGCGGGTTTCGTTGCTTTCCGTAATACTAAGCTTCCCACTCATACGATTGGTACGGTTACTGGTGGTTCTCCGGCTATGAATGGAGCCAATCAGGGTCAGACTGGCGTGGGCAACGCCTTCGTCTCGTCCCAGACGATCTCCACGAATGGCTGGGCTTCGGGTGCTACGACTGTTAATGCTGGCGACGTTATTACGATTGCTGGTGTGAACGACGTTGATCCGGAGTCGAAGCTCTCTCTCGGTCGCTTGAAGCAGTTCGTGGTTAACACGACCGTTTCGGACTCGGGTGGTGCTATCGCCGCTCTCTCGATCTCTCCGGCCATCATCACTGGTGGTGCATATCAGAATGTGGACTCCCAGCCGGGCGCCACTGCTGCTATCACCGTCATGGGTGGAACGACTGCGGGTGTTTCGGGTCAGTTGGTGAAACAGTCTCTGGCTTGGTATCGCGATGCTATCGTGTTCGCGAATCCTCCGATGCTGGACCTGTCTCAGTTGGTGAAGTTTACGGCTCAGGAGAGCTTTGAAGGTTTCAACCTGCGTTTCGCGCAGCAGTGGGACCCGAGTAATGACCTCCTTCCGGCTCGTATCGACACCATTTCCGGTGAAACTCTTGCGTACCCCGAACTCGCGGTTCGCATGATCCATCTGCCGGCTTAATAGAGGTAATTACTAATGGCTGAAATCTTTGTAACTAATCCTCTAACTGCTACGCAGTCTGGTACCCAGATTGGGTATGGTCATAACGACGTTCTTGCCCAGCCGTTTGACTTCTACTCGGGTATTGCGGTAAATGGCGTCACTGGTTCTCTAGTAACCGGTGCTACCATTAACATGGCATCTGCTAAGTTGGTTCTGGCTCCGGCTGGCGCCATTAGCGTTACCATTAACCTGCCGCTTAATCCTCCGGACGGTGCTGAAGCTGAGATCGCTAACTATGTTGGTGCTGCGGGTACGGTAACTACGACCGTCAACGCCAACACGGGCGATATTCTGCTCGGTACGGCTGGCGGATCACTGACTGCGGGATCGACTTTCCGGTACCGGTACTCGCTCTATGGCGACGTTACTAAGGGCTCGGGACCTCGGACTTGGGTTAGAATTAGTTAAAAACTAAATTTCCTTTGGGAAATTGGGCTAAGCTAAGAAGCCCTCATCCTTCTTGGCCTAGGCGAAGGGGCCTAGCTCGAACTACGTTCGTAGACCTTGACTTTTCGGGGGTTTTCAGAGAAAACCTCCACCTTTTTAGGGAGATAGTGTGACTCAAACCAATCTACAGATTATCACCAGCGCCTTTCAGCGTGTAGGTATAGTTGATGAGACTGCTAGTCCCTCTGCTGAGCAGGGAGCTAACGGCCTACAAATCCTCAATGATTACCTCCTGAATCAGGCTCGGGATGGTATGCGGCTAGGTTGGTGGACTCAAACTAATCTCGCTGCTAATGCCCCTCTTCGTGATGAAGATATATGGGGTGTTAAAATGCTATTAGCAAGACAGCTTGCAAGTAATTACGGTATCACGATTCAGGACCCAATACTCTTGAAGGATATTGATGATGCCGAGAAGATGCTAACTAAGCGATCTCTCCAGTACTATGAGAGCGATCTCTCCGAGTGGCCGCGTCCCCAAGGAGGGCCGTGGGGGGGTCCTTCGTGGATATGAAATATTTTACTGGACGGCCCTGCAAAAATGGGCATATTTCAGAACGTTGGAAATCAAACGGCACCTGCATTGAGTGCGCTTATGCTAGACGTAGGGAACATCCTGAATACGATAAACGTGCTGATGCTAAACGAGCTAAAACTGAATATCGCAGACGACAGAAGCGGTTAGCTGAGAATAATCGTAGGCAACGCGAAGATGTTAAGGCTGCCCGTAGAGCAGAACGAATGGCTAGAATTGCTAAAACTAAGCATAGAACTCCTAAATGGTCTGATTTGAAGAAAATACGAGAGATATACCAAGAAGCGCAGAAACTAGGTCCAGCTTATCATGTGGACCATATTATTCCCTTAAATGGGGACTTAGTTTCTGGACTTCATGTTCCAGAGAATCTTCAAATAATTCCTGCCAAAGAAAACTTACTCAAAGGTTCCAAATTGGAACCGATGTGGGCGAACTTGTGAGCACACAGATTGCTCTGCCGACTGGCTCTTATGTTAGCAATGATCCTCGCTCTAGCTGTAAACGGCTAGTCAATGTATTCAGCGAGCAAAATCCACAGGATGCATGGAGAGGATTAGGTGGAGATTCGAAATCTCAATACCCTCTTCCTCAGATTACTCTAAGACGGTGGGTTGGAATTACCCCATTTGCGAATGTAGGCTCGAATCTACCTGTTCGTGGAATGTGGGAAATGTCCAACGTAGTCTACGCAGTTATAGGGAACTCTCTATATACTCTTAGTTCTACAGGCACCTTAACTCAGATCGCTACAGGTATTGGGGGTACAGGCTTTGTACGGATGACTGATAACTATGCTTGTCTAGTTATCTTAGTTCCTAACTCCTATACCTGCTATACCTATTGTCCTAATGGTGGTGGATTTCAGCAACTTACCGCATCTACTTTCCTTTTCTATGGAGCAGTAGATTGCTGGTTCTGTGATAGCTATATATGCTTCCTGTCTCTGGATGGCCGTACTTTCTATAATGATGATGGACAGATCGTCTCAGGTCAAAATCAGATCACCTTCAATAATGGTGCTGTATTCCCAAGGGAATATGGTACAGATGCATTCGTAGGATTCTGTATAGATCACCGGGAACCTGTATTTCTTGGGCTCCGAACCTCGGAAGGCTTCATCAACGTAGGAACTCCTACGGGTAGCCCCTTCAGCGCAGCTCCAGATAGTTTCATACAGCTTGGCTGCCATCCCGACGCTGCCTATTCTATAGCCCTCCAAGACCAAGCATTCTTTTGGGTAGCTAGCGATAAAACTGTTCGCCGAAGAAACGGCCAGACTCCGATCAGGGTATCTAATAGCGGCATTGAGGCCATTTTAGAGTCCGCTGATCTCACTGGTAGTTATGCCTTAACTCCAACCATCGTAGGCCACCCTCTCTGGATTTATACGATGCCGGCAGCTTCTAGGACTTTAGTCTATGACTGCTTAACTACCCAATGGTTTGAATTAGAATCTTATGGAATAGGCTACTGGCGCCCACTGTCCTATATAGATGCTTTTGGGCTGCAATTGGTAGGAGACTCCCTAAATGGGCAGATTGGATATCTGGACAGTTCAGACTTCACTGAGTTTGGCAATCCAATGGTCTCAACCTTCATTACTCAGTCAATCTACGATAACCACAATCGTATTGTCCATAGACGTATCGAATTGATGATGACTGCTGGTGAAGGAACCTACACTAATAGTCCACAAGTTACACTCTATAAGTCAGATGATTCAGGTAGAACCTTTATAGCTAATCCGACAAGGACTTTAGGTTACCTTGGAGATTACGAGAATCGTGCCTACTGGTTCAACTTAGGCCAGAGCAGGGATAGAGTCTATAAATTTTCGATAGCTGATCCGTCTCCAACCTTTACTGTAGATATAACAGCCGACTTAGAGGGCGGTAAGTGGTAAATCTCCCAGTAAAAACTGGTATCTCTTCTCCGATAGTAACTAATATTCCGGAGAAGTGGAGTCGAGAGTGGATGAGGAATTTCGTAGCTCATTATCTTAATCCAATGGATATAAGATCAGCTACCCCTCTTCAAGGTTTGATTTTAACTACTGCAGGTCCCACTAAACCAGCCTCTTTGGGACCCGGGCAGATTAATCCTACAGTTACTCCCACTCAAGTTTCTGGGACTCAGCAGGGAGTGCTTCCATTAGGCAACGTAATGCCTATGGTACAGAATGGAGTATTTACTTATACTTCGACCACTAGCCAGATAGTATTTACTTGGCCTAGTTACGTAGTCTATCGTCCTGATGGGGTTTCCACAGTAACTATTGCTGCTGGAAGCGAGACTATCAATGGATTGTCCCCTAGTACTACCTATAACTGCTACGTATATTCTCCAGAATCTGATCCTACTCAGATAATGTTTGCTCCGGGATTGGTAGGAACTCCTCAGGTACTTTTTGATCCTACAGCTACTTATGCCCAACTTGCCCAAGCTTTTGCTTACGCCTCTCAGATGTCTAATATCTTTCAGGGTAAACTGACAGCAGCTACTCCAGCATCAGGAAGCGGTGGCGGAGGCGGTGGTGGTGGAGGATTTAACTGTCCACATCCAGAACAACCTATTCTAACTCCTGAGGGCTATAAGCCAGCCAAAGAACTTAAGGTTGGGGATACTATACTAACTCCAGATGGATGGACCCCGATTCTTTATATCCATCCTACAGAACCTAGGAAAGATTGGATATTTGCTCAGGATAGTCTGGTAACCCCACAGCATAGGTTTGTTCTCCAAGGCGAATTAGTGGAAGCCCATACAATTGGGATCAAGGTAGAGATTCTTCCTGAGAGTTCCCCAGTTGGTCTAGAGATTGCTGAGCCCCATTTGTACTATATGTACGGTGGTGGTCCTCTTTCCCATAATCTGAAACCATAATGTCCAAACGATATTTTCTAGCTCCAAGCATAGACCTTCAAAAAGACTTATCTTATCTTGGGTCTTACCATTATATAACTCTCTCCAACAATCAGGTTGCGATAGTCTTAATGGACTGCATTCATCCTCCTGATAATTGGACAGAATTGCCGCATCCCCTTGATCCTAAAACTGAACTAGGCACGTTAAGTGAACCACTTAAAGAAGTGGGAGCTTTGCCAAATCATGGAGGTTTTCAGGTTGCTAAACTCCTTGCCAAACGACACCCACTCTTTGAGCCATAATATGAGCGAATTCCAATCCCATCCAACCCTTACTTTTGCAGGATCAGTAGCTCTTATAGGCTTTGGGCGTCTCTTCAGTGATTTAGCTAAATCTGCAGGATCAGTAACTCAAATTCTTCCATGGCTCTCGGCGGCTTCTTACACAGTGGGTATTATAGCGGCAATCGTTACCATTATCTATACGATTAGGAATAAGAAGTAAGTGGACCCTAGGCTATTAGCCGACGTTAAGGCTGGAGAAGGTTGTAAACTAGTAGCCTATAAAGATACTCTTGGATTCTGGACAATCGGTTATGGACACCTTCTTTTTCCACAGAGTAAAGATTGGTCAGGATATACCGAATCACAGGATAATGCAGATCAAGACCTCGTACAAGACTTGATTCATGCCCAAGCTAACGCGATGCTTCTTCCAGAGTGGGCTTCTCTAGATACTCCGTGTCGGCAAAATGCAGTTACCGAATTAGTATTCAATATGGGTCTATCACATTGGAAAGGTTTTATTAAGTGCCGAACTGATATTCAGAATCAGAATTGGCAATGTGCTCACGATGAACTACTGAATAGTTTGTGGGCTAAACAGGTGGGGCAGCAAAGATCGAACAGGCTTGCTGATTATTTACTTAATGGACAATATAACTAACTTAGATTTAGATGATTGGATTCTAGTAGCGCTCATAGTAGCCTTTGGAGCAGTTGGGTATGTTTATTGCTTCATTCATCCCGGTGCAGAAGTATTCGCTACCCAGACAGGTTCCCTTGGTTTAATCATAGGTGCCTTCAGATGGATTCGTTACAAGGATCAAAAAGCCCCAGATGCTAGCTAGTATTCTTGCCTTAATTCCAACCAAAGACTGGTTCTACGGAGCCTTAATTGCTAGTCTGGGTCTACTTGGTTGGCACTTTTATGATAAGTATGAGGATGCCATAAAGTATGCTGCAACTGTTAAGGCTGAGAGTGTAGCAACTCTAGCAGATGCTAAAAAGACTATCGCTGATCAGACTGCCAGTTATTCCGCTAATCTTCAAAAGGTACTCGATAATGATGCTAAAATTGCTGCGGCTAATATTACTGCCAACTCTGCTGATCTTGACAGCTTGCGCCGCATCGCCGCCCTTAACAGTTCCAACCCCGTGCTACAAGGTGCCTCCGGCACCGCAGCCGAGGCCGCTGCTTGGGCCAGCCGCCTTGGACAAGTGGAATCAATATCTGCAGACCTCGCAAATGCCCTCAGGAACGACGACCTCGCAGTCTCCGAATGCCGGGCCGAACGGGACTCATTAACTGGAAAATAGATGGCAATAAATACCCCCACTTCTTTACTTAATTTAGCTCCGAGTACAACCGGGGGTTCCAGTTCCCCCTATATGCCAGTTGTAGCTCCGCAGAGTCAGACATTTGATAATCTCTTTGGGGGTTCTGATACTAACTCCACTGGAAGTTCTAACTCCAATTTCAATTATGCAGGATTGATTAGTCCAATCCTCCAGACTGTTGGGGGAATTTCAGGAGCCAATGCTTCTGGTAATGCTGCTGGAGCTATAAACTCCGGCATCAATAATATGATTAATCAGCAAGGTGGTGTCTATAACACTATTGCTGGTAACTTCTCGCCCTATACTGGCACTGGAGCAGGGGCCTCTAGTGCTCTTAGTAGTGCCCTAGGATTAGGGGGCGGAGCACCTAATTATGCTGGCTTTGAGAATACTCCGGGATTAAGTTATCTAACTAATCTCGGCAATCAAGCAGTTAATAGACAAGCTAGTGCTGCAGGAACTCTATATGCTCCCCAGACCATGAATGCGGTAGCTAATAATACAGAAGGGCTGGCTAACTCTTATGCTTTCCAGCCATATATTCAGAGTCTCATGCAGGCCGCTGGAATGGGCAGTCAGGCTACCGGGCAGGTATCACAGGCAGGATTAACCACTGGCAATAATATTGGGCAGGGGCTAGTAAGTCAGGGTGCGGCCAATGCCTCCGGTATCCTTGGTTCTAATTCCGCTGGGGTTCAAGGTACTCTAGGCGGAATAAGCAGTCTAGCTAATCAGCTTCTTGGTAGTTCTAATAGTCCCCTGAATATCAATAGCTATCTGAATAAAGTTTTCGGGGGCGGAACGAGTACACCAAGTGATGTTTCCGAAATGATGAGTGCTCTAGATAATGGTACGGCTGCTACTTCAGCGAATGCTGGAGTTGGGGTTGGTTATGATATGCTTGGAAATACCGTAGATACCTCAAGTTTTGCAGAAACTGATCTATCGGGATTAGCAGATCAAGCGGGGTCATGGTTGGGTTTTAGCCCCGCTGGCGGGGGAGCCGCCACCGCTGCAGGTACTGGGGCGGGGACTGGCGGAATAGATACAATGTCGCTAGCTAACTCAGGGTATGCTAGTCTAAATGGAATTCCCGGTAGTTTAGCAACTGCTGATACCTCGGCTGGTGGTGGGGCTGCTGCAGGAACCGGAAGTCTTGGATTAGGTCTAGCTGGTTTAGGTGCTACGGTCGGTGTAGCTGCTTATGGGGCTAGTAAGCCGGGTGTTCAGCTTAATTCGACTTGGTATAACAATTTTGGGAATAATGTTGCTGCAGGTCTTAGTCCCAATGCTTCTGTAGAACAGAAATTACAAGCCGCTACTGCATTGCAGCAATTACCTCTCGTATTAGCTCATGGACAGGGCGGTAGTACGGGGTTTTCTACGGTCAATAATTTGAATACAACTCGACTTCTTCAGACCCTTGCTCCATATGGAATTACTTCTCTAGATCAAGCAGAACAGATGGCTACTCAACTAGAAAATAGCATTCCTGCTGGAGCCATGCCGGGACAAGGGGCTTCTCCGGGTGGGGATGGAACTACCATCGGGGTTGGTAATATGTATGGTTACGGAAAGTCCTATTAAACTGGAACTAATGAATAATGGCCGATATTAATACCCCTCCGGTACAAAACTTTGGTTCGATGCTTACAAGCTATCCTCAGGGGATGGCTGAAGCTAATCTTGCCACTGCTCAGACTGGATTGGTTGGACAACAGACTACTGGTGCAGCAATAGCAAACCAGAAAAGTGCTCTTGAGTTACAGATGCTCAAGAACTTCATGTCTATGAATCCCAACGAGGGGGTTGGAGAAGATCAGGGGAATAAAGGTCCTATTGATCCTACGGAGCAGGGCATAGCCTCCACTTTAAATAGTCGTTACTATGTGAATCCTATGGGACCTCCGGGTTTCCAGAGATATATCAATGCTTCTGGAATGGTGAACCCACAACTTCGCATAGCCCTAGAAGCCCAGCGTGAGAAAATGGTAGCTGCGCAGACAGCCCAAAATCAGAACGAGGCTAATGGACTGTTCCAGCTAGGTGTGCAGGCTAGTACCAGTGATACTCCCTTAGAAATGCTCCAAAGAACCCCGGTTGGTAGTTATTCCAATAATCTAGCCCGAGCTATCCAGCAGCAATACGGGGATGACCATGCTGGAGCAGAGGCCGCCGCTAAAGATGCTGCCTCTAATATGGCTAAGTATGCTCACCAGTACACAGGCCGTGAAACTGATTTTGATTCTGGTGGCTATCGTATTGATAAGACAACGGGATTTCGTCTACCCGGAGTTCCTCGTCAAGGACTTTCCCAGCAGCAAGAAGCTCAGCTTGGTATAGACTTGAATACTCCGAGGGATTGGATAGTCAATAACAATCCAGCTAAGCTTTCACTCAATCAGATGGGTATTCATACTCTTTCTGATCTACAGTCTAAAATTGGCACGGGGCCTAACCAGTATCGACCAGTTGGACAAACTGCTGTTGATATGCAGAAAGTGCTTAATCCTCAGGCAGTTAGTAATGCCAAGGATGGAGTTCCTCCTCCTGCTAGGAATCTTCCTTCAGACCAAGCTAACTTTGTAAAAGACCTTCCAGATGGAACTAAGTTACCGGCCAGTAATCAGAGTATCAACGCTAATACTCAGAAGCAACTTGATCTAGAACGCAGCCAGAGAGCAGACCTTGCGGCAGTTAGTACCAAGGAACTCCATAAGTCTAATGTGGAATTGGCCAACGTAAAGCGTATAGATAATCTGCTGAATACTCCAGAGTTGTATACTGGTCCGGGTTCTCAACCCCGTTCCCAACTTGATACAGCTCTTTCACAGTACTTTGGTAGTGCTCCGGCTGAAGCACGGGCTGCAGCCTATCAGATTGCCTCTAAAGTTCTCAACCAGAACCAGATGAACTCTATTCTGGAACAGTTCCATTCACAAGGTGCTCAGGTTCGTCTTGGTGCTTATGAGTCTCGACTGATTATGCAGGCTCTAGCAGCTAATACTGATATGACTAAGACTGCTATTAAACAGCTTTTGAATTGGAATTCTTCAGATGCCATGTACGACCAAAACAAGTATCGTACTTTATTGGCTGCTACTCAATCTGGAAAGAATGTTCAGGGCGCTGAAGGTGCCTATGAAGATAAGTTTGATAGATCAAAATTGACTATCACTGGACTTGATGCCTTCAAGGCCCCTAACTATGCGGCTGCTAAAGGAATGACTTTCAATCAAGCTGAAGTAGATGCCCAAGCTAAGCAATGGGGCATACCAGATAATGTGTTTCGACAGGAACTAATTGCTGCAGGGGCCAACGTTAAGTAATGGCACAACCTTCTCTTGCCTCGGTTCTAGGAACTCCTACTCCAACCCAAACTACGGGAACTCCGCCTCCGGGAACTCCGTCATTAGCAGATGTACTTGGAGCACCTACCAGTCCCCAAACAACTACTGCTGCTCCTACTTCTACAGTTTCTACGAGTGCAACTCCTGTTACCGATGAAGTGGCTCAGTTAGCTACAAATGTGGCTAAGAGAACTCCGGGATGGCTTATGGAAGCTGCTGGTGGGCTGGCAGATATGTTCTCGGGCGGTGGGACGGCAGCTACTGGAAATCCTGAGGCTGGCGCTCAAGCCCCCCTTAATCCTAATCTAGAGCAACATCCAGTAGTGAGAGCAGCAGCTAAAGAGATAGCTGATAGGCTTGAACGGGCTGCTCCTTTCATGAAGCCCAACTACGCGGCTGGTAATACCAAGCCTTTGGAAGATGTGGCTGGAGCTACTTTACAAGCGGGCGCCACCGGCGCCTTATTTGGACCAGAGGCTGTTCTTCCTTCCGCCACTAGTGGGGCCATGTCTGAGTCTGCTAGACAGATGGGTGCAGGCCCCCTAACTCAGTTGGCTGTGGGTATGGCTCCCTTTACTGCCCCCTCCGCCATCCGTGGTGCAGTTCGAGGCGGAGAAGAAGGTGCGGCTAATATGCGCCAGAACATCGAGAACGCTAATGGTGCTCCTATTAGTGTGGGACAGGCATCCGGGAATCCTCTTATTAAGGGAGTTGAGGCAGTTTCTAGGAAGCTTCCGGGCGGTGGACCCCTCAGAGCTACGACTAACGTAGAACACAATACTGAGGCTCGGGTTAACGATATTATCGAGAATCTAAAGCCCGGTGGTGTCAAAGAACCAGTTACCCCTGCGGATGCTGGTACAGTTATTGCTGCAGAATCTAAGGCTGCTCAGGCTCGTATGGCCTCAGAGACGGCTGCTAGGAGCAAGGATGTAGAGACCGCAGTAGGTGGTCCTAATACTCCTATGTCTGGTCATAACACGAATACCACTCTCCAGCAAGTTATGTCCCCAACTGGAGACGAGGCTGTAGATCAGGTAGTTACTGGGGCCAAGACTAAGCGCCTTAGTAAGGCTGCTGATATAACTAATCGTGAAGGGAAGCCTATATCTCTTGGTTATAGTGTGGATAATGGAGACCATACTATTACTTCCCCCAATGGCTCAACTCTCGTTACCGAGACCGGTGCTGGAGATATGAAGGTTGTTAGGTCCGATACTGACCCGACTGCTAGGGGTAATAATGAAGGAACTGCTAGACTAGCCATGGCAGCAGATGTAGCACACGCCAAGGATATGGACTTAGTTAGTGCCCATGACTCGGTATCCCCAGCGGAAGCAGCAGCCTATGAGAAGCTCCAGAACCATGGATATACTGTTGAACGTGATCCTAATGCTACGGTTAATCCAGCTACTGGGAATCTAGTCGGTGATCCGGATACTCTTAATCCTATCTTCAAGGTTAAGAAATCCATCTATCAGCCACAGGCTGGAGAACATGCTGGGGCATTGAATGAAGCTCCTGTGAATCCTTGGACATTTAAGAGTCTTCGAGATTTTAGGACTCAAGTAGGTCAGGCCATCAATACGACCCGTAATACAGTCCAGAAAGGCCAACTTAAGGCTATATACGGTGCAGTTAGCAAGGACCTACAAAATGGGGTAGCTGAAGCTGGTGGTCAAGGAGGAACTGATGCTTGGAATCTATTTAACCAGACTGCTAAGGCTAATTCTAAGACTGCCCAGCAGCTTCAAAAGACTGTAGATCGGATGGGGGGATTTGGGGAAGTATTTAAATCAGCAATTCGGGGAACTAAGGATGATTCGACACGAATCGCCCCGATTATGAACATGCTGAGTGAGGATGGGAAGAGAACTTTCCAAGCTTCGTATCTTTATCGTCTTGGAAGAAAAGGTGGTGGTGTAGATCAACCCTTTGATGCAAATACCTATCTGAATAACTGGGGAAGCATTTCTCCTGAGGCTAAGGATGTAATCTTCGGCAAGAGTGGACAAAGTAATCAACTTCGTTCTAGCCTAGATTCTCTGTCTAACAATCTTCAGATGTTAGAGAAGCAGGGAGTTCT